ACAAAGTCACACGAGGTCTTTCATGTACTCGTTTGAATCCGTGTACAATTCTTTTAGCGAAGCAATCTGATTGCTTGAGCTTGCGTAAACTGCTGACATTTTAGCGTTCCTTTTGGGCGTCGGTTATAACGTAGGTTAGTACGTCATGTCCCTATGCCGGTGTGAATAGTTATTCCTGTTCATAACACCGTGTTATGGTCAGTTATAGCTATCGTTTATTTATTGAGTTTGCCTTCGAATGCAAGTATTGCTCTCTCTTTAGCGGTAAGAGGCCTCGAACCACTAACGGAATTAGTCAATGTCTTGAGTTGTTGCTGCTGAGGCTGTCCGTTTTGCTTTTGCGCCGGTTCTGTAGGTTTAGGCGCCAGTCGTTGTTGAATCTTTTTAACCTTTGCATACTTAATTGCTTCGTCTGCTAGGTAATCTTCAACCATTTGGGCGGCTTCCTCAACGGACAAGAATTCGCCGTCCTTGTAATAGGTATCTTCAATCAATTTTACGACCTCGTTAATAGCGTTAGGTGTAACTTTTATAAGCTCAAACGACGGATCAGATGCTACAAGTTTGCGTGTTTCTTGTTTCATCATGTTCAGCGCTTGTTCGTTTTGTTGCTGTTGGGAGGTTTCGAAACTTTTCTTGGTGTTCTCGGTTTCACCTTTAAGAGCTCGGATTTCATCCTTCAATGCTCTTAGCTCATTCTGAAGGGCCAGTTGCTCAGGTTTCGGAGCATTCATGGCTAATTCAGTGAGCTGGTCGTAGCTTAAACCAAGTTCATTTAATACAGTAAAGGGGTCTTGCGTCAGACGGTCGCGCTTTACGTATTGGGATTCGTCAAAGGTTGGCTTAGGTGCTTCTGGTGCAGCGGGCTTTTGTAGTGCGGCTTCTCTTGCCCTAAGTTGCTGTTCTCGTTGACGAATTGCCTTCTCTTTTCGTGCAAGTATTGCGTACTGCGATGAAAGGGGCTCAGCCGCCTTAGGTTCTGCTGAAGGGGCTTCAGTAGTGTTGTTTTGACCAGGGGAAGCTTGTGATTGTGTTGGGGATTGTACCACGGAGAGCTCTTCTGGTGATACTTGTGTAGGATTGGACACCGGCGCTGGGTCCTTTTGGGCATTTCCCATAAATGCTTGGATGGCTTTCTCTCGGGCACTTATTTGGGGACTAGATTGAGCAGTAGGAAGAGGATTAATAGCAGAAGCTGCTACAGATTCGATTTTCATATATTCTCGCTTAGTATCACTTTTTGTCACAAACGTTATTATTGTGACAACTTAGTAACAATTATTACTTTGTCGGCATTTCGCCGCGGGGTTTGTTGCTTCTAATCAATGGAGCTTAGCTAGCTCTAAACATAGAAAAATTATGATACAGATGCAGAGGGCTATACCGGTTTGATAAGAGCCCGCATTGGGTCCTTTGTGGATTCTGGTGATGCTCTGACAATGGTGACACCGGTGTTTACTGTTGAACCGCATTAGGAACCAACGGTGACTGTGGTAGCGGCTGTGGAGTTGCCTGAGGTGGATTAGGAGCACCTGGAGCCATTCCTGGAGCTGCAGGAGGCATCGCCGCTTGCTTTAGAGTCTGTACCTGATTGAAGAAGGTACGAAGCTGCTCGGCTTTATCTTCCTCGAGTTTAGCAGCGCAATAGAGGTTGTAATATTGCACCGACAAGTCGTTAGCCAGTTGAAGATCCATAAATGGATCGGGCGGGGTATATTCCCCATCTTCTACGATTTTATCTAGAATCTGATATATACGCTCTTCAGATGCGTTGGCTAATCGTTCAACTTGGTCTAAATCAGGATAATCAAGCAGTCTACGACCTTCTTTTATGCTAATCATCCCGGCCTGTATCATTTCTGCTATCTTTTGCATGCGGCCGGCGGGGTCTTTAGGTAAACTAGATTGATTGAAGATCTGAACCACAAACGGATCTTGAATCATATCGATATCAGGGAGGTCTATTTGTTTGGTTCCGTCTTTATTTGGATAAACGGTTTGATATTTTCCTTGCTCTTCTGCAATATCTTTTGCAAGGTCAGTAATTGCATGTGTAAGATCAACAAAAACATTATCGTATTGTCTTGAGGTATAGGCAAGCCGGTCCGAGGAAATATCATCATAACTGCGGATCGCCTCCCCGCTGTTAAGACCGGCCGGCTTCTCGCTAGACGCTTGCAATGCAGACACACCACATTGTTGATATCCGTAGTCGATAAGACGCTGCAACTGAGCATATAACTCCTGAGGAACGCAAGGGGCCACTTCATAGCTTGGTTTAACACCACGAAATTCAATGATTGCCCCGACGTCGTTATTGAACGACGCCTTTGTAACCTTTGAGCCTGCTTCTACAAACACTCGAGGAACACCAACAAGCTTGATAGCCTTGGAAATTTGATATAAAAGGGAGTTGATTTCCAGCTGCGTTCCCATGAGTTGTTCAGCCAATCCTTGAGCCCAAAAACCTAGGAGACGAGGAGAATAATGTAAAAATACAAAAGGAAATCGGTCTTTGTTGTAGGTTTCATCTAATATAACACCGGAGGAGCAAGCCATCACGTGTCTACCGTCGGTCGCATCTTTGCCACTAGGTAGGTGCCACGCCTCAACCACGATCACTTGGTCCGCAATCGTCTTACTTGATTCAGCGCTATTGTCTGGATATGCTACTTCTGCGCCATCAATGATGCTCTTGTATTCTGGACATATGTCCTTTAATACATCGCGATCGATGATTTTCATTTGGAACATCTGGCGAGGTTCGCCATACATCGAATCATTTGGATCAACGAGGAGCTCGGTCTTTAGTACGCGATCTAAGCCGACCTTATGGTCTGAAGTTTCGTAGACTTTAAGAACACCGGTGCCGGTAACTTCGGCATCTCTTAGCATCAAGGCTACTTTGTCATATGCCTTGGTTTGATAAAACTCACCTAGTATGAAGTTATTTAGCTGCTCGGCTAGTCTTCGTTCTTTATAGTCCCCCGCCTCAGTTAAGAACACCGGTGCTGGACGACTCTGCGTTATTCTAGCCACAGTAGTATCAATACACGACTGAACTAGGTTAAAGGTCGGTCTATCAGCCGGAAGACCCGTCATGGTGTCCATTTTGCTGATGTTGGACCCAATAAAGCTGAATAGGGACATGTTCCCATACAATCGGGCGTATATGGCAGTTTGGCGATATAGATAAGCTTGAGATTCTTTAAGATAGGCGGCAGTCGTTAACACCTGATCTTTTAGCATCTTTTTGTCTTTGGCTAACCACCATTTAAAAGAGCCTTTAAGATTAGCCAAAGCATCTTTGGTCTTAAAGGTTATGGTTTTAGGCGCTGAAGTTTTAGTTACTTTCATGTTCACTTTCAGTAGACACTACGCTATAAAAGAGAAGTTGCTCTTCTGTCAGTTGGTCGCTCTTAAATGTGTCATCAATAACCGCTTCAGTCGGAGTCTTTTGTATAGTCTTACGCTTGTAATTCGATATCGGAGCATCGTCAGTCAGCGTAAACTCGCAGTTAGCGTCTTTATAGGAACGAATACCGGCCTTTCGGCAAGCATCAGCGAGCTTCTTAAGCGCCTTATAATCAGGCTGGCTCATTGACTACCTCATCTTTTTAATGGATTTCATCCTTCGGCGGATTTCATTGATCATAGGGCTTCCGTTCATGTCCTCGTCGGACAGCTCATCCCCATGTTCGTTAGAGTCCATTGGTTGGCTATCTAACTGGCTGTCATCGTAATAGGTCTTTTTACGAGCAGCATCAAAACTTAATTGGTCTTCTAAATTCAAGTGTTCGTCGCCGTTACTGTCTTGTAGGTCAACTTCCCCACCATCAGCATACATCTTTTTGCGTCTGATGGCTTCGGCAATACCGCCGCGGGCGTAATTTATAATACCGGCTTTGGAATAGGAATCAGTCTGATTCTTGGTGTGCATCATGTCCATCTCCATAGAATCTTCGTCGTCTTCCCCGACACGGTGTTCTTCAGTTGCGGATAATTCAGCAGCGTGACTCCTCGGCTTAGCATCCATGATATGCATTTCTCGTTCGTCGGAGTCATCTTCCGTGACGTGGTGTTCATCTCTAGCATCTAATTCAGGGCTGTGACTTAAGGATTCATCATCCAGCATTCTTTTGCCACGGGCTTCTTGCTCGTCTTCGGAAACTCGGCGCTCATCATGAAAGTTAATTTCTCCGCCTTCAGCCATTTTCTTTTTCTTCGCCGATCTGCGTCCTACGCTATAGGCAATCGCGATGCTCTGCTTTTGGGGTTTACCGGCATCCATTTCGGTTGCGATATTCTTAGACATGGCTTGTTTGCTTGGGGACTTGATCAGGGGCATTTGAGTTTCCTTAAACTAATTAAATTGATTCATCATGAGGTGCTTCCTCATGGGGTTGACTTTCCAATATTTGAAAGGCGGCCTGAAATGCTTTAGCCATAGCTTTGTAATCTCGGGCATCGTGGGCCTTACACATGTCTTCCATAGCCATTTCAAGACCTGGATCTTGCAACGGTTCTTTGCCCTCGTCGGGCTTTCGAAGTTGTGTAATCATGCCGCCGTCGGCTTTCTTAACTTTTAAAAATGGGAGCATATGACCTCTACAGGTGTCTCTTTGACCTAAAAAGGCAAAAATTTAGTCAGTTTGACCTAATTTGTTGACATAATTATGGTATTCGTATTCCTTCTGTAAGGCCTCTAGCTCAGCGTTGAACATATCTTCGGCTTGTTGTAGACCCCACTCCTTGGAACCATATTTAGGCTTCTCCACGGGCTTCTGGTGCGTATAGGCTGGACTTACCTTAAAGGCATACAACACCGCATCTATGATGTCTGAGTGGGGATGTTTCTTAATAACAATCTTATCAGGGGTACTTTTATCCCAATCAATCTGAACTAAATAGGAGTCTCGGGCAAACTGCGAACCGCTTTTGGCTTTAAAAGTACCTATACGTAGGGAATCATTAAGAAATTCTACGTTCTCTTGCTTACGGGTCTTGTCTGCCGCTTCTATCGGTATTTGATGTCGTCTGATGAGCTCTTCAGCAACCTTCTTACCAAGGGCACCGGCATCGATTACAATTTTATCCACATCGTATTTTTTCCGGAAGCCTTCGATTTGTTTGGCTAGGTCAGTGACGCCTTGTTTCCTAGTCAGTAGTTCCTCAACTAAATATGTTGTAGGACTACCCTCGGTCCAAGCCAAAATAGCTATGGCATCAGCATCGTTAAACCCGATATCAACACCCATGATGTATTTATAGGTAGCAGACCCAGAAAGCTTAGGTAACTCTATAAAATGATTAACTTTTTCGTTATAACGAACCCATAGCGATTGAACATCGAGAACCCATTTATTTCGCCACTCTCGGAGTAGGGTTGGATTGTCATCGGACCATTGGCGCTTGATTTTTAGTTCGTCAATGAATTTAGCCGCATTTGGCATGTGAGGATTGTCTAAGGCAGTCCAAGCATGCAGCGAATAGCCATATTGTCGTTGTTGAGTTAATTCGAAAAAGTAGCCATTAGGAACCGCCCCCGGTGTTCCGGTTAAGGCCAACCAGCCGTCTGTATAGTCGGAGATGGTCGGGGTCAGCACGTCATCAATCAAAGATTGAAGATGTGTGCCAAAGTCTTGCGCTTCGTCTACTGCAACACCGGGGGATTTAATCCCTTTGATGCGCTTAATGAAATTTTTAGAGTCGGCCCCTAGTAATCTCAGTTTAGCCCCATTTGGGTGTACCATCGTAAGTCTAGATTCTAGGAATTTACAACCTAGGTGATACTTATCGTTATGCTCTTGTAATATGCCCCACATAATAGAAAAAGCAGATTCCCGTGTAGTGGCCATGTATATACACTGGGAACCTGGATATTTTTCTAATGTCCTAAAAAACTTCAATGCCAAACCATTGGATTTACCGGCGCGGCGGGAACATTGGGCGGCCAAAAAACGAGAGGGGTCCTCTATGAACGCATCTTGAGCTGGAAACGTTCTCGGAAGTTCTAAAGGCTTTGCTTCGGCTTTTAGTTTGTCTCGTTTAGCTTGCTCAATCAGGAGGGTAAGCTTATCGGGGTTTCTCAACGTCATTTAATTTGGTTTCTATTAATTTCTTAATATCCTCATCGGACATCTCGTCTAAGACTTCTTTTTCTTTTTTCTTAAGATCAACCATCAATTTAAGATTTTCACGGACGGAGTGCGCGGAGTCTTTACCAAGTAAGCCATCACTAGCTGATAATACCATTAGTTTACGGGTTTCCCGGTATAAAATTAGTAGGTTCTTATCAATTAAATCTTTTAAATTAACTTCGCTGGCCTTGGGTTCTCTAGGCTTTTTGGGGCGTCGTTTACGAGGGGCTAGGTGGGACGGCACATAAGCGCCGCGTTCATCTTTAACACTGACTTGCGTGCCGTCCACTACTTTTCGGGTCATGCTGCGGTTGCGGTTTTAAGAACTTTAGTAGGTTTAGGCTCTTCCGGAAGAAGGTCCATTAAAGCTACGTTGGCGTAGGGGATTAACAATTCTTTGCCTACATTTTTATAGATAAAGCTTATGTGTAGTCCTTCCACTGTCGTTACCATGGTTAGGTTATCTAGAGTTTTATTAGAGGGCGGAAATACGGTGCCCAATTCCCCGGCCAAACCAGGGATATAAACGCCAGTTTGCATTCGGGCATATTTAACTTGCCTATTCATTTTTGGGTTCCTTTGCTTTTAAAGCTGCCGCTTCTAGATTAAGGTCTTTAAGTTTCAATTGTAGTTTATCTAATTCTTCCATATATACAGCAATTTGGTAGCTAAGATGACCTGCTTGGCCACATACAGCGCCGTATTCCTGCTGGACTTGTTCGATAGTTCGTTCTTTGGGCAATGCAATTTCAACACTCATAGTATCTCCTTGTTTGTATTAAAACACAAAGGGGTTAAATTGTAAACCTTTTT